TGTCTGTACCAAATCTGACAATAAACCCTTCAGATACTCTTGCAGTCAATGTGGTTACTTCAGGATTACCTCCGAATTACAGACTTTATGGAGATACTTTGCTGATTGAATCTACTACTCCTACTGATGTAGCGTTGAACTATGGTGATAGTATTGTAATTAATGACACAATACCAAAAGGAATCTTTCAGAAAGACTTTTTTGCCTCCATTGTTAAGATGTTTAATCTGTATGTCTATGAAGACAAACTGGTTGAGAAGAAACTGATTATAAAGCCTTTCATAGACTTTTATGATGGTAGTCAAATTGATTGGACCGATAAAGTTGATAGAGGAAGCGTTCTAAGGATAAAACCTATGAGCGAATTTACTGCTCGGTATTATGAGTATAAATACAAGCAGGACAATGACTTTTATGCTGAGAACTACCGAAAGAAATACAATGAAGGGTATGGTGACATCATTTGGGATTCAGAGAATGAGTTTGTAAAAGAAGTTGATTCTACTGAGTTGATTTTTGCAGGCACTGTCTTAACGCAGTATAGTGGTACAGACAAGGTGTACTCAACGATTTACAAGAAGTCAAACAATAACGCAGTAGAAGATAAAATGGATTCTGTTGTTAGAATCTTACAAGCAAAAAAGATTACAGGAGTAACAACTTATGCTATAAAGAACGGAATAGCAGGAAGCACTTTAGCAAGTTACACTGCTTATGGTTATGCTGGTCACGTTGATGACCCATTTAATCCTCAAGCAGATATCAACTGGGGAGCAACTAAGGAACTATTCTATACAGCATCTGCGGTAACGGCAGCGAATCTGTTTGCGGGTTATTGGTCTGAATACATTGCAGAAATAACTGATAAAGATAGCAAGTTATTGACTTGTTCAGTAAAGTTGAATGAGATTGACATTTATAACCTTGATTTTAGCAAACTGATTTATATTGATGGGTCACTTTGGCGGTTGAACAAGGTCTTGGATTATAACCCTATGGACTTTAACGTGACAAAGGTGGAACTACTTAAAGTAATTGAATTAACATACGTTTAATATGGCAGAAGAAATAGTTGGTGTCAAGGTCAAAGTTGATGCAAGTGATGTAGGCAAGTCGGTTGGTTCTTTAAAGCAACAACTGAGGGAAGCACAGAATGAGGTAAACACTTTGTCTGAAAAGTTTGGTGCGACATCTAAGGAAGCAATTCAAGCAGCAAAGAAAGCAGCAGAATTAAAAGATGCCATCGGTGATGCTAAAGCGTTAACGGATGCATACAATCCTGATGCAAAGTTTAAAGCATTTGGTGCTGCATTGCAAGGTGTTGTAGGGGGATTCTCAGCAGTTCAAGGTGCTATTGGTTTATTCGGTGTTGAGAGCAAAGAGGTAGAGCAGACTTTGCTTAAGGTCCAGTCTGCAATGGCATTAAGTCAAGGACTTGATTCTATATTAGAGGCAAAGGATTCTTTTGCAAATTTAGGAACACAAATAAAAAATAGTACTGCTTTTGTTAAGTTAAACGAATTAGCAAACAAGGCAGCAGCAGGTGCTATGAAATTATTTGGTGTTGCAGTAGAAACAACATCAACATCATTTAAAGTTCTTAAAGGTGCTATTGCTGCCACTGGTATTGGTTTACTTGTTGTGGCAGTTGGCGAGTTGGTTAATGCTTTTCAGAATTATCAATCAGCAGCGGAGAAGGCAAAGAAAGCACAAGATGATTTGAATGAATCTGCAAATAAAGGAGCAAAGACTGCTTTTGATGCAGAGGTTGCATCTCTTGAAAGGCAAAAGCAATTAGAGATTGCAAAAGCAAAAAATAAAGGAGCAACAGAAAAACAATTATTTGAAATTGAGCAATCTTATGCAAGATTAAAGATTAAATCTCAGGAAAGGTTTATTCAAGATTCAAGGGCATTAACTGCTGAAGACCAAATTCAACAAGAAAAAGATTTAAAAAATCAACAAACTGCAATTGAAGTTGCTGAATTAAATTTTCAAACAAGCCAAAACCAAAAGAAAAAAGAGCAAAACAAAAAGGATAAGGAAGATGCTGCAACAAAAAAGAAAGAGGATGAAGCAGAAAGAAAAGCAAAACAAGAGCAGCAATATAATGACTTTGTTCAATTTGTAAATGATAGGAAAGCAGCAGATGATGCAGAATTAGAACTTCAAGCATTTTTAATTGAAGAACAAAAGCGTAAAGAGCAGGAGTTATTTGATTGGAGAGTTAATTTAGCGCAACAAAGGTATGATGAATCCGAGGCAGAATATGCGTTCTTGCAGGAGTTAAATAAGAAAAAGATTGATGATGAACAGAGGGCATTTGAAGCAAGAAAGTCATTACAATTAGCATATATTGATGTAGTTTCAAACGTTGCAGGATTATTGAATCAAGTTGCAGGTAAAAATAAAGCATTACAGGCAGCAGCAATTGTAGCAGAAAATGCAGCAGGTATAGGTAGAATTGTAATTAATACGCAGGTAGCAAATGCGAAAGCGGTTGCTGCTAATCCTTTAGCACTTGGGCAACCCTGGGTTACATTAAATACTATAAACGCAGGTCTTGGTATTGCATCTTCTATACTTGCAACAAGAAAGGCATTGAGTGAATTGGGTGGAGGTGGAAGTGCTGGAACTGCTCCATCTTTAGGAGTTGGAGGTTCAGCACCAATACAACCAACAAGTCCACAAGCACAATTAACACAATTAAATCAAGCATCTATCAACCAAATGGGTTCAGCAGCAGGTAGGGCATACGTGGTGGAATCTGATATCACTAACCAACAAGAAAAGATAGTAAGAATAAACAGGGCAGCAAGACTTGCCTAATTAATAATAAAAAACATAACAATGGAAAAGAATATACCGATTTTTAACTTGGAAATCACTAATGACCTTGAAGATGATGTTGAGGTTGATGTGGTCAGTTTGGTAGACAGACCTGCAATTGAAAGACAATTCCTTGCATTCCAAGAAACTGAGTTTGCAGAATCCTATACCGATTACCCTGAGAGTGCAAAGAACAACGCACAGAGAGCATTGGATTGGGCAGAGAAAAACGGATGGGGTGAATGTGGAGAGGCAACTGGTAAGATTCGTGCTAACCAAATCGCAAAGGGTGAACCTTTAACAAGGGAAACCATTGCAAGGATTAGCGGGTTCAAAAGACATCAGCAGAATAAGGATGTACCATACTCTGAAGGTTGTGGCGGTTTAATGTGGGATGCTTGGGGTGGTACTTCTATGATTGAATGGGCAAGTAACAAACTGAAGGAGATTGATAAGCAAAAGTTTGTCATCCAAGATGAGGACCAACAAATCATAAGCGGTCCATTAATGTTAGCAGATACTCCAATTTACAGGAACGACCACAATGGAGAGTATTATGTAGTCTTTACAAAGGAAACGATTAAAAAGATAGCACAGAGGTACTTCAAGAAAGGATATCAAGCAAACGTGAACCTAATGCACGATTCAGGACAATCCGTTGAAGGAGTTACAATGTTTGAATCTTTTATCAGTGACAAGGTTAGGGGCATTCAACCTATGAAAGGATTTGAGGATGTACCTGACGGGTCTTGGTTTGGTTCATTCAAGGTAGATAATCCTGAAGTATGGGCAGAGATTAAGGCAGGAAATGTCAGAGGTTTCTCCGTAGAGGGGCAGTTTAATTATAGAAAAACAGGTGACAAAAAGATTGAGCAACTTTGGGAAAATGTCCTTGAAGTGCTATCTAAAGTTAAGTAGGCTTTTTTTCATAGCATTTTGGTAGGCAGGGTATTTCTATACCTTGCCTTTTTTGTATATGGTACATTGAGAAATGACTTCTATTTATTGCTAAAAGTTATATGACAACTTTGGAAGCAATTAACAAGATTAAACAAATGTTCGCAGAAGCGGGAGAATTGCCTGTGGCATCTTCTGTGCCTACTCAGTCTTTCGCAGAGTACGTTCTGAAAAGCGGTGCGAAAGTAATGATTGATAAGTACGAAATCGGTGGTAAGGTTTCATTGGTAGATGAGGGTGGAAACGAAGTTCCTGCTCCTGCTGGTGAACACGAACTCGCTGACGGTTCTGTTATGGTTCTTGATGAAACTTCTACCATTGTAGAAATCAAAGTTCCTGAGGTAGAAATGCCTGAAGAGGTAGAGATTGAGGTTGCTCCAATTGAGGAAGACCTTATGAAGAAGAAGATTGAGGAAATGCAGAAGCAACTTGATGAGATTAAGATGGCATATGATGCCAAACTTGCCTCTCAAGAAGCAAAGTTCAGCAAGGGAATGAGTGACATTTCAGATGTTTTGGTTCAACTTTTGAACACACCATCTGCAAATGCAACTGAAGCACCAAAGGAAAAGTTTAATCAGCATATAGAAAAGAAAGAGGACAAAATCAGTCGCTTTCTTGAATTCGCTAAATCAATTAAGTAAAAATTTCTCAAACAATAAAAATTAAATAAAATGAGTTTTTCAGTAGGAACATTGGCAGCCTATACTAAAGAGAACGAGCAACTGCTTGTATCTTCTTCTGTACTTGGTAGCAAAACCGCATCCTTGATTAAGGACCAAGGAAATGTAATGGTAGGTGTTAAATCTGCCGAGACAATCAACATTATGGACACTGATGCAATCTTCCAAGATGGTTCATCTTGCGGATTCAACGCTTCAGGTCTGACTTCTTTCACTCAAAGGACTGTAACCGTTGGTAAAATCAAGGTTAACGAAGCACTTTGCTTGAAAGACCTTGAAAGCAAGTACTTGCAGAAAGCACTTCCTGCTGGTTCTTCTTATGATTCAATGGTTTACTCTGAAGAGTATTCAAAACGCAAGTCTGAGAAGATTGCACAGCAACTTGAGAACACACTTTGGAGAGGTGATACTGGAAGCGTTGATGTAAACCTTAACAAGTTCAATGGTATCACTACCTTGATTACTTCAGCAGGTGCAGCAGTTGTAAATGCTAACAGTGTTGCTTATCACGGTTCTGTTGAGACTTCTATCACTGATTCTAATGTTATTAGCATCTTTGATGATATCTACAAAGCAATCCCTGCCCAAGTAGTAGATAAGGATGATATCGCAATCTTCTGTGGAATGGATGTTTTCCGTACCTACACTGTGAAGCTGAAGTCTTCTAACCTTTATCATTACCAGTTTGATGGTAAGGCGAATTCTGAATTTTATCTTCCAGGTACTAACGTAAAAGTTATCGCAGTTCAAGGTCTTAACGGAAGCGGTAAGATTGTTGCAATGCGTATCTCTAACCTGTTCATCGGAACTGACCTTCTGAATGAAGAGGAAAGGTTTGAAATCTTCTACGCTAAAGAGGCTGACCAAGTTCGCTTTGTAGCAGAATTCAAAATGGGAGTAAACTTTGCATTCCCAGATGAGATTGTTAAGTTCTTCGTTTAAATAACAATGAGGTGAGGGGTGGTTTCCATCCCTTGCCTTCATTATAAAATTATAGTAATATGGCGTGTGCATTAACTCAAGGATATGTATTGGATTGTAAAGAATCCATTGGTGGCATCAAAGCGGTTTGGTTTATTCCGTTTGGTGATGTTACTGCAATTACAGAGGCATCAGGCGTTGTTACTACTATCACAAAGTCAGCAGGAAAGGTTTTTTATAAGTATCAACTTGTAAAGCAAACCTCTTCTCTTACTGAAAACATTACCGCTTCTGTTGAAAACGGAACTGTTTTCTATGCACAAGAATTGTCAATCATCCTCAACAAACTTCAAGCGACTACAAGAAACGAGATTCTCCTTCTTGCTAAGAACAATCTACTTGCAGTAGTTCAGGATGGTAACGATAAGTATTGGTTGCTCGGTAAGACAAACGGTGCTGATTTGACTGGTGGTAATGGTGCAACTGGTACTGCTTTCGGAGACAGAAATGGTTATACATTGACATTCACTGCCAATGAACCTGCACTTGCTCCTGAAGTTTCAAGTGGTATTATAGCGGGTCTAACTGCGTAAATAGGAAGGTTTAGAATTGAGTAGGGCATCCCATTGCGGATGCCTTTCTTTTTGGGTAAAAGTGAAAGGAATATCTATTTAGACATAATGATACAACTGACACAAGGGGCAACTGAATTCATTTACCTAACATTAACGGAGAAGCAGACATTGACTTCACCGAATTACTTGTTCCGTTTTGTCAATAGGACAACACGGGATGAGGTAGTATTTGTTTTGCTCAATGCTCTTGATGTATCTCTCTATAAAGATAGGTACAATAAGTTCAGCATTAAAGTTCCGAAATACTTTGGACTGGGAAATGTAGGGGAGTGGTTGTACTTTGTCTATGAACAATCAAGTGCTTACAATACAGACTACACTCAAGCGACTGGATTGCTTGAAGAAGGGATAATGAAACTGTCACCATCAACCGCATTTGAATATACTCAGCACGAGGTTGACAATACATATATAACAAGATGATGAATGATTTAATCATATTAAACTTTCAGGAAGCAAGGCAACCTGAATATAGAGAAAAGAGGGGTAAGGGGTATATTGAGTTCGGTGAAAAGAATGATTACCCTAACTATCTTTTAGCACTTTACAACAAGAGTGCAAAGCATAATGCTATCGTAAAGGGCAAGGTTAATTACATTATCGGAAACGGATGGAAAGCAGATGAACCTGACCCGATAGCAGAGCAGTTCATTGCCCAACCTAATCAATTTGAATCTCTTGCTGATTTAACAAGGAAGGTGTCAATAGATATTGAAATCTTTGGTGGTGCATATCTTGAAGTCATTTGGTCAGTAACAGGTGGTCAGTTGACTGATGTACTTCACATTGACTATACTAAGATTAGGTCCAATGCTGATAACTCTCAGTTTTGGTACAAGAAAGATTGGAACGAGAGGAAGGATGAGTTGATTCCTATGATGGCATTCAACACGAAGGTCAGGCAAGGGAAGCAGATACTTTACATCAAAGAGTATAGACCAGGTTTGGACACTTATGCTCTTCCAGGTTATATGGGTGCATTGAACTATATTGAATCTGATATAGAAGTCTCACGACACGTTTTGGGGAATGCTCAAACGGGATTCAGTGCATCCAAACTTATTACCCTACCCAATGGTGAACCTTCTCCTGATGAGAAGCGTAACATTGAAAGAAGGTTTACAGATAGGTTTAGCGGAAGTGATGGTAAGAAATTTATCTTGTCATTTACCACTGACCCTGCAAGAAAACCAATTATTGAGGACCTCGGTGCAAGTGATATCACTAAAGAGGACTTCACGAGGGTTGACTTGATTATTCAAAATAACCTGTTCTCTGGGCATCAGATTACTGCTCCAAGTCTATTTGGAATTGCAGAACCGGGGCAGCTGAACAGTCGCTCTCAGATGCGTGATGCTTATGAGATTTTCAAGAACACCTATGTAAACGATAAGCAACAGTTCCTTGAATCTATATTCAATGAACTTGCAACTTTAAAAGGTGCTACTTCTGAAATCAGCATCATACCAGTTGAACCTATCGGATTTGAGTTGAGTGAATCGGCACTTTTGCAGATTGCACCTAAAGAGTGGTTGTTGGAAAAAGCAGGGATAGATGTTGCAAAATATGCACCAACTGAAGCAGTACAACCTTCAACAACTCAACAACAGATTGAAACAAATGACAATCTAAAGAACTTAAGCGGTAGACAATACCAACACTTAATGAGGGTTATTAGGCAGTTTTCTCAAGGTAAGATATCAAAAGAGATTGCAGTAACTATGCTCAAATCAGGTCTTGGAATGACAGACAATGAGGTGAATGCTATGCTTGGCATTGATGATGACCCAATGACTGAGGACTTTAGTTTTTCTGCACTTGATGAGGACACTGTTATAGGCTTATTTAGAGAGGTTGGAGAACCAAAGGCAGATTATAACATCATACATTCAAAAGCGGTTTTTAGCAGTCGTGATGCGTTTGCAGAGGATGCTTTGATAGACAAGACACTTGATAAGCAAATCCTTGCATTGATTGATAAGGACAAGAAAATAAGCATTGATGACATTGCAAAGGCGGTAAGGAAAACAAGAGAGGTTGTTCAAGGTAGGTTGACCTACTTGGTTGAATCAGGTGCTATTAAATATGACCCAAAGATTGAGGAAAGGAAGTTGACTAAACCACTCAGCAAGTTGGTTGATGATATGGAGATTACAACCTTTGAGGTTAAGTATTCCTATGAGTGGAAACCGATAGTCCCAAGTTCACAGAGAGATACTGCTGCACATCCTTCAAGGACTTTTTGTAGGAAGTTAATTTCTGAGGATAGACTTTGGAGCAGAGCAGGAATTGAGATGCTTAGTGCAAGACTTGGTTACTCAGTATTTGATAGAGGCGGTGGATGGTGGGGAGATTCTCCATCATGTAGGCACGAGTGGCGCAGAAATGTTGTGATTAAAAAGAAAAAATAATGAGCAGAAATATTTTATTTATTTCAGTTGATACGATAAAGGACAGAACAGGTCTTCACGTTAATGTTGACCCTAAGT